GTAGATCTCCCTGACAAAAGCAGGAATGATGCCATTTGCTCGTTATTTCTGCATTTTCATAAACGTTGGTTTGGGAGAAGGTTCGGCATTACCCGTTGGTGTGCCTGTTCCGTGGCCTTCCGCCACTCCGCCAACGGGGTGGCTAAAATGTAACGGAGCAGTATTTTCTTCTGAAAAGTACCCAAATCTGGCAAAGGCTTACCCAACATTAAAATTACCAGATTTACGCGGTGAATTTATTCGTGGCTGGGATGATGGGCGCGGGATTGACTCTGGTCGTAACTTATTATCTGCACAGAATGATGCAATTCAGAATATTGTTGGTTCTTTTGGGCGTACCCAGCTTTTTAGAGACGTACTTAGTTCAGGGCCATTTAGTCAACATGGGCAAGTATTATCTACAGGTCTAAAGGAAGCCGAAATTATTGAGGGTTATGGCGCTTATAACTGGACATTCGACGCATCTCGCTCAGTTCGCACAGCATCTGAAACCCGCTCCCGTAACATCGCCTTTAATTATATTGTGAGGGCTGCATGATAAGTAAAGCTGTATTAAATAATGAACTCATCGCCACAAAGGCCGGAGACATTACCGTTTATAATTATGATGGTGAAACACGGGAATATATTTCCACATCAACTGAATATCTTGCTGTGGGTGTTGGTATCCCGGCATGTTCCTGTTTAGATGCTCCTGGCTCATATAAAGCTGGTTATGCAATTTGCCGTTCTGCAGATTTTAACTCATGGGAATATGTGCCAGACCATCGCGGTGAAATCGTCTATAGCACCGAAACAGGAGAATCAAAAGAAATCACAGTTCCGGGTGATTACCCTGAAAATACAACCACTATCGCCCCGTTAACGTCATACGATAAATGGGATGGTGAGAAATGGGTGACCGATACTGAGGCACAGCATAACGCCGCAGTAGACGCGGCAGAAGTACGGCGCCAGTCACTGATTGATGCTGCTATGGCTTCCATTAGTCTGATTCAGCTGAAATTGCAGGCCGGGCGGAAGCTGACGCAGGCAGAAACAACCCGGCTTAACGCTGTGCTGGATTACATTGACGCGGTGACTGCAACAGATACCAGCACCGCGCCGGATGTCATCTGGCCTGAACTACCGGAGGCGTAGGCCATTCAATATCTGGAGCACTGGAGGTATCAACCAGTTCCAGTGCGTCCAGATAATCCAGCCATAAATTATATTGTTCCAGCTCGTAACCTTTCAGACGACCAATAGCAGCTTTGCCAGGCCACTGATGGGTATTGATGTAGGTATTGACTTCTGAAACCAAAGATATCTTTTTCATTTCAGCCGCCAGCATCTCATCCTCTTTTGAAGGCGGCGGGGAATTAATCCATATTGGCCGTCCTGAACTGTCAGCGCCAATTTCTTTCCCTTCTGGATGCAGCCCAAGAAATTGCTCATATGTTTCTCTGGTAATTTCAATAACATCATCAGGAAGCGTTCCCGCATCCTCATATTCTGGAAACAATTCTTGCAGATAAAAACTTTTACTTGCGGGTGAAAAGAATACTGAGTTCATTCTTACCGTCCAATGATTAACGCTGAGACGCTGGTATCTGAAGGAAAGGCTGCATTCAGTGGTTTGTCGACTTTGAACACAATCGTATTATTCCCCCTGACAGCGGCAAAAGAACAAACCGCCGTCGCGTATGAACCTGTAATATTACTGGATACACCACCATAAGCTGTTGTTGATACCAGAGGGATAACGCCCAGCACCTTATTAGGAAATACAAAGGGCAATGTGGCTGTGGCAATATAAGACTTATTAGAACCTGTAATGGCATAAGCATTATCAGTCATTCCATTCATCGCCACTGGACCGCTTATACTTACAGTAACCATCTGAATGATTAGCCCGTCAGGTTGACGAATCACAAAATTTCCATTGCCACCAGTAACCGTCCAGAAAGACATATCAGGGATTTGGTTTTCCCCGTTGCCCACATTTCGTTTTGCCGCTTCTCCCAAACCAANGTAAAGCTGTATTAAATAATGAACTCATCGCCACAAAGGCCGGAGACATTACCGTTTATAATTATGATGGTGAAACACGGGAATATATTTCCACATCAACTGAATATCTTGCTGTGGGTGTTGGTATCCCGGCATGTTCCTGTTTAGATGCTCCTGGCTCATATAAAGCTGGTTATGCAATTTGCCGTTCTGCAGATTTTAACTCATGGGAATATGTGCCAGACCATCGCGGTGAAATCGTCTATAGCACCGAAACAGGAGAATCAAAAGAAATCACAGTTCCGGGTGATTACCCTGAAAATACAACCACTATCGCCCCGTTAACGTCATACGATAAATGGGATGGTGAGAAATGGGTGACCGATACTGAGGCACAGCATAACGCCGCAGTAGACGCGGCAGAAGTACGGCGCCAGTCACTGATTGATGCTGCTATGGCTTCCATTAGTCTGATTCAGCTGAAATTGCAGGCCGGGCGGAAGCTGACGCAGGCAGAAACAACCCGGCTTAACGCTGTGCTGGATTACATTGACGCGGTGACTGCAACAGATACCAGCACCGCGCCGGATGTCATCTGGCCTGAACTACCGGAGGCGTAGGCCATTCAATATCTGGAGCACTGGAGGTATCAACCAGTTCCAGTGCGTCCAGATAATCCAGCCATAAATTATATTGTTCCAGCTCGTAACCTTTCAGACGACCAATAGCAGCTTTGCCAGGCCACTGATGGGTATTGATGTAGGTATTGACTTCTGAAACCAAAGATATCTTTTTCATTTCAGCCGCCAGCATCTCATCCTCTTTTGAAGGCGGCGGGGAATTAATCCATATTGGCCGTCCTGAACTGTCAGCGCCAATTTCTTTCCCTTCTGGATGCAGCCCAAGAAATTGCTCATATGTTTCTCTGGTAATTTCAATAACATCATCAGGAAGCGTTCCCGCATCCTCATATTCTGGAAACAATTCTTGCAGATAAAAACTTTTACTTGCGGGTGAAAAGAATACTGAGTTCATTCTTACCGTCCAATGATTAACGCTGAGACGCTGGTATCTGAAGGAAAGGCTGCATTCAGTGGTTTGTCGACTTTGAACACAATCGTATTATTCCCCCTGACAGCGGCAAAAGAACAAACCGCCGTCGCGTATGAACCTGTAATATTACTGGATACACCACCATAAGCTGTTGTTGATACCAGAGGGATAACGCCCAGCACCTTATTAGGAAATACAAAGGGCAATGTGGCTGTGGCAATATAAGACTTATTAGAACCTGTAATGGCATAAGCATTATCAGTCATTCCATTCATCGCCACTGGACCGCTTATACTTACAGTAACCATCTGAATGATTAGCCCGTCAGGTTGACGAATCACAAAATTTCCATTGCCACCAGTAACCGTCCAGAAAGACATATCAGGGATTTGGTTTTCCCCGTTGCCCACATTTCGTTTTGCCGCTTCTCCCAAACCAACGTTTATGAAAATGCAGAAATAACGAGCAAATGGCATCATTCCTGCTTTTGTCAGGGAGATCTACCATGCTTATTGGCTATGTACGTGTGTCAACAAATGACCAGAACACAGATCTACAACGTAATGCGCTGAACTGTGCAGGATGCGAGCTGATTTTTGAAGACAAGATAAGCGGTACAAAGTCCGAAAGGCCGGGACTGAAAAAACTGCTCAGGACATTATCGGCAGGCGATACGCTGGTGGTCTGGAAACTGGACCGACTGGGGCGCAGTATGCGGCATCTTGTCGTGCTGGTGGAGGAGTTGCGCGAACGAGGCATCAACTTTCGTAGTCTGACGGATTCAATTGATACCAGTACCCCAATGGGGCGCTTTTTCTTTCATGTGATGGGGGCCCTGGCTGAAATGGAACGAGAACTGATTGTTGAACGAACAAAAGCTGGACTGGAAGCTGCTCGCGCACAGGGACGAATTGGTGGACGTCGTCCCAAACTTACACCAGAACAATGGGCACAAGCCGGACGATTAATTGCATCAGGAGTTCCGCGCCAGAAAGTTGCGATTATCTATGATGTTGGCGTATCGACTTTGTATCAGAGGTTTCCGGCAGGAGATAAATAAAGACACAGCTCGTCGAATTCAAGAACGTGTGAGCCAATCTCATGATGATTCATTATTTTCACATAGAGTCAATGACAAAAAACGGCTGCAAGGTAAACCACAACGATGGCTTTGTTAATTGATAGCGGTTTTGGTACTAAATGATACAAATTAAAATGAATATCCTAGTGAATTACAACAATTTCAGGAGGAAATAGTATGCCAAGAAAAACGCTAGAAAATTTGGTAAATGTTGCACGTCAGACTCAGGAAATAGCGGATAAGAGAAGCCGTTTTTTCGGGTATCTTGAACAGCATGGCTTGAAGAGGAATGAGGATAGTGCTCACCTTTTTGCTATGCATTTACGGTTGCAACACAATGAAAGAGATAATCTTGTCCATGAACTGATGTCCGGATTACATCATAAATAGTGCATCATTCGAGCAAGAATATTATAAGACAATAAACCAGCCAAAAACTGGCTGGTTGAACGTTAACTTTTTGAATTTAATCAATTAACTTTGGTGTATGTCTTGGTAAGTCTCATCCGTCAGAGCCAATTTCATGCAAATATCATCGTTAAGACTGACAATATCTTCGATCAGTTTATTGATCTCGAAATCGTTAAGTTTTGATACTGTTGCTTGAACTCGCCCCTCATCGCCAGTGGCATCAAACTTAGTCAGTTCCTTACATAATTCATCGAACCTGCTTTGTAAGGCATTTGGAATATCATCGGCTGTTTTAAGATGCCCAAGGCTAAAAACATACGAATTAATCAAGCGTTCTTGAATACTTCCATGGCCCGCAAGAGTAAGTACTGCAGTATGAAATTTTTCATGTGCATACTTTAAGGACATATCTGGTCTCCGTGACTTATAACCTCAACCGACATAAATGGGGTTAAGTGATTATTCTGAAACAATAGTGTTGAACTGANCTTCTCCCAAACCAAGGTTTTCGAGAGCCGTTTTCACCGTGCCATCAGATTTGATATCGCCAAACGGATTCTTGCGGCTTAACAGCAGCGCACGAAGCGCGGTAAGCAGCTGGTCATGCCGCCCCTTCTCCAGGCTGGCACCGGATGCCTCCACCACGCTGCAGAGTTCTTCCTGCAACATGTCAAAGTAGTCATCATCCAGATCGGTGGCAGGTGTGCCGGTCTGGGGGTTACCACGGGTAAAACCGTTCTTACCCGCGCCGAACTTATCCTTCTGCGCGGTTTTCGTGTCTATACGATGCATGGATTACTCCGGATATTTAAAAATTACGTAGGTATGCGAAGGGCAGAGTTTGTTAAGCACACACTCGACAACGGTGTCGCCCCAGATACGCAGTGCGGAATCACAGGGATCACCACATGTCATCCAGGTGGTGTTGGTGGCAGCTGGCATGTTGACCTGCCAGTAATACCGCCATTCCGGCGCATTCACCGCGTCAGTACAGGCCGATGAGCAGGTGAAGGTGCTTTTGTCGTATCGCGTGATGGTGGCATCTGGTCTGCCCAGGGCAGCAAGCTGTGCAAGATAAAAATCCTCGTTGATGCCGCCCGCCAGGTTAACCTTCGCATCCAGCCGTTGCTGACGCTGGCGAAGGGTCTGTGTCCCTGCGGGAATACATTCATCCGGCAGGCCGCACAGACGCTCCCAGCGGTTTATCAGTTCGGTGGTGGTGCGCGGATCCAGCTCCCGCATCAGGGCATCCGCACGCTGATGAACACGGGTTAATGACGGTGCCGCACCGGCAATCGCCGGATCGCTGGCTGACCACGCCGGACCGGGCGGCAACAGTGCCGATAACAGGCGGATGTAGTGGCACACTAAATTTGGCCACCTGATGAAAGGTGATATTCTCACCACAACACAAAACAGGTGACTTAATGAACAAGAAAACCAAACGAACCTTC